TGTTTCTTTTCGAGTCCGTCGCGCTCGATCTCGCGCCAGGACGTGGCCTTCACGCACTTGTGCTCCCATATGAGCGGATAGATCACGTAGGCGCCCAGCAGGTCGGGGCCGTGAATGATGATGCCATCGCAGTGTCCGCGCAGCGTGCCCCCGACTGCGGTGAAGCCCCGTGCCTCGCGTGGCGCGAACTTAAAGCCGGCCGCAACAAGATGCCGGCGCATGCGCTCCTCGAAATAATGTCCGCGTTCAAATCTCTCGCGATCCTGAGCGGGGACTTCCGATCTGCACCACCACTCGTATTGAATGCGGCGTAGACACTCGTGCCCGAGGATCGATGCACCCAGATATTGCTCGCGCGGCCGTTCCGTCGCCGGCGCGGCGACACGCTCGAGCGTCGCGTTGATCGCGGTGTTAATTGGTTCAAGCGATAAGTTTGCGCGGTTGAGATTAAGCACGACACGCTCCCAGCAGCTCGGTTAGATAGCAGGCACGTTGTCCGCGCCTCTGGGCGGCGGGATCGGGTCGTTCCCATCATCACCATCGTCGTCGTTATCATCGTTGCCGTAACCGTAGTTGTTCCAGAGAAGAAACTTCCGGCTGGGGGGACAGAGAAACTCCAAGACACAGCTGGCATCAGTGAATTCAAGCTGCGCCTGGTCTACGAGCGCGAGTTTGACTTTGATGCGCTTGCCATTGGCAACAGGCGTGACGGCCACCACCTCGCCGTAAACCTGCACTTGGATCTCGTCTTCGATGGACGGGTCGCGTGCTTTGCAGATCATGGCTGTGCTTCTCCAATTCAAATCCCGATCTCGTCGTTGAGCTCGTCCGGCGTCATCAACGGGCCACCGGCGGCGGCGTTGGCTTGACGCGCGATCGTGGCGACGCTCGACTGGCGAGTGATCCCCCTTGTGCTCAGGTCACGCGCAATCATCGCCTTGCGAATGAGTGGCATGGCCTTGAGCAAAAACTCGATGATGTGGTCCTTCGACCATGTCCCCAGCGGTTTCGACCAATCGAGTCCGGAGCAAGCATCAGCGAGCTCAAGCAGGATCGCCGCCACCGCGCCGGCGTCCCACGGCTGCGGGTCGAGGGCGGTCATGCGGATCAACTGCTCGGTGTCGAGCTGCTCCGCCGTCGCCTGCTCGGCGCGCTTACTGATCCAGGCGAACAAGGCTGCGGCGATAATCCAGCCCCACTCTATCTCGCTCAGCCGCCCGATCGGCGTGCCTGGCGGAATGGGGCCGTCCAGTTGGACGACCCCGCGCGCGCCCGCGATGGCAGCGGCGGTAGCCTGCCGCTGCCACTGGTCTTCAAGCGCGGAGAGGGAGACCTCACCGATGCTGCGGATCTTCTTCACGATGCCCACCCTGGCCGTACAATGGGGGGCGCAGAGCTGGAAGGCGAGGCAGGCGAGGCAGCGGCGCTGCCACCTCCGCTATTGAAGGGCGGCGGCGGCTCGACCGGATGCCACTCCCGCTTATCTGGCGTGATCACCGCCGCGAGAATGTTCTTATCCGCCCAGCTCTCGCCGCTACCGTCGTTTTTGGGCTTGCCTTTCTCGATTCCAATTTTGCCGATAAAGGCCTTGCCCTCGAAGTCTTTGTAGTCGACGGTGCGAGCGGCGCGCGCCTGCGGGCTCATATCGTCGGGCTTCAGCCCGAGCGCGGAGTCGAGAACGGCTTTGAGCGCGCTGTGACTGACCTCGATGGCCTGGGCGTGCCCCGACGTGGTGCCTTTCACGACGAAATATTCCCAGAATTTGCGCCCCTTATAGAGGCCATCGACGACGGTGAATTCGCAGTCGAGCATTTCGCAGCCGCCGTCTTTGCTGCGCTTCAGCAGGCCGCCCTCGCCGGCGCCGCCGGGGCGTAGGTGAAGGATGCAGGTCGCGACGGTCCCATGCGGGATCAATTCAAGATCCCGCGGCGGTGGGGCCGTAGAGTAGTCAAAGGGCATGGAGCGCCTCCTATGTTTGAGCAGATTGCTCGGGTGAAACGACATCAAAGGGTTTGCGCGGGCCTGGACGTGTAAGTTTCTCGATCAGCGCGCCAAGGTTCGGCGGCTCCAATTGTTCGAGCCGGCCGCTTCTATCCTTCGCCGGATAGCCCCACGGGTTAGGATTTGTGCACACAAAAGCGCGCACTGGCTTGCGGTCGCCGAAATCAATCCAGTTCATGGTGATGATTTCGTCGACGATCGCCGGCAACTCGCGCCCGGTTTTTCCGCCCTCGATCTGCGGCTGCCACGTTGCGACGTTGAAATCGTCGACGTTCTTTTCGAGCACTGCTATGAAAACGACGGTGCGCTCGCGGGCGTGTTGTAACTGGTTAAGCCAGCCCACCATGTCGCGGGCGTGCAGTCCGTAGACGGCACGCAGATCCTTGCGGCCGCGGTCAGTAAAGGCTTCCGGCTGCTGCTCTGCGTGCGTGAAGCAGAGCCGGCCGACCCCGGTTAAGCTATCGATGAATAAGATGCGAACCGGCACGAGCTTCGCCAGCTCAGGGTCCTTCATCACCTCGCTATAATGGGCCTCACTGTAGGCAGCGGTTGGCGGCAATGCCGGGTTGGGACCGCCAAGGGCGCATGCCAGGTCACGACATTCGTTCCATGTGCGTGGCCGCACGCTCATAACCGGAAGGTCAGCTACAGCGAGGAGGCCAGCCTCGATATCGAAAACCGCGGTCGAGGCCAGCATCTCGTCGGTGAAGCTGCGCAGCTGCGAGGTCTTGCCGACGCCGGAGGGGCCAACCATCAGGATTTTCGGGCCGCTTTTCTCGGCAAGCCTCTCGTCCGCGGTGATGATCTTCATGGTGTGCCCCGTCCTCCCACGAGATCACAGCCGATAAAGTTCCGTCCGAATCGGTGGGCGGCATGCATCACGACGAAGGAGCCAGCAGCGGGGTCGACGACTAGATCCCCCGGTTGCGTAACCGCACCGACCAATCGTTGAATAAGACCGATCGGCTTGATGTGAGGATGGAGCTTACGGTCGACCTTCTCTACCCAGCGACTCGGAATGCCGTGGTCCCGCCATGTCGCGCGGGCTTTGATTGGCGGCTTTTGCAGAACAAGCAGATAGTCACCGCGCCGCCGGCTGCGTTTGCCCTGACCGAGGCGCAGATTGTCCCAGGCGATCAGATCGACACGCGCGAGAACTTCACGGGGGATGCGGAGGTGATGCGCCTCGACTAGGCAGAACGTATCGATAAATCGTATGAGATACCCGCTGGGGCGAAGCACTCGGGCAGTCTCAAAGCAGCAGGCATCGATATAGTCCTCATTCATTGCTGGCAGCTTGGCGCGCCCGCGCTGGCGTTCGCCTTCGTTGCCGAACTTGAGCTTGTCGAGCACGGCGCGGTGCTGGGGATCAAAGAACACAAGCGGCGTGCAATTGGCCGGCAACGACTGCAATAGCGCGAGCGCGTCGCCGCGCTGGGCAATATTCGGAACAAAGGGCCCAACAAAACAGGCGGGGGCGGCCGTGACAGCCGCCGCTCGCGATGTATCGGTGACTGTGGTGTCCATTGCATTCCCCGAAACGAAGGCGGCCTGAGACGAAGAGAGCGCCGCCCCGCTTGCGCGGAACGACGCCCCTGGTCAGCGTGCGCCGAGCCGTTGCTCGGCGAGATGGTCGCTCGCCATCCTGACGATTTGAGCGAGCGCGAAGGCAGCATTATCGCCGTTGAGCGCCCGCCCCATCAGACTCTCGTAGACCTCGTCGAGATCGATCACGAGGCCACGCACCCGGTCGTCTTTGACGAAGCGGAGCGGATCGCTGCCCTTCGTTTGATGTTGACGGCCGCGACGGGCCGTATATGTCTTCATGTGTCACTTCTGCTTTCTCCGGCCGTGGCTGGCCGGGTTGGAGTTCCCATCAGGCGGCCCGTCAGAGATGGCGCGGGGCTCAGTGGTCGCCTTCGCTCGAACATCGGGGAGGCGACGACGCCCCAATGCCCGAGCGCCGTTCTCAAACCCTGGCTGCTCTTTCGCGCCGCCTCCGCCATGCTGCTGCTGCTTCGCGGGAAATGAGCACGCGGCCGCCGACCTTCATGACGCGCGGCCCCTCACCGGCCGCCTGCAGTGCGAAGTAGAAGCTTTCGCTGATCGAGTGCCGTCGGCAGAACTCCGCGATGCTGTACGCGTCGGCGCTCGCGTCGT